AATTAATAAACATAGCACGATCAAAAGAAATAGATCCTGTAAAATATTATCATCTTACAGATAATCAACAAGTGTCATTAAATAAATTAAAAATTATATCAGAGGAGTTACAAAGATATAAAACAGAACATGGTCTAGTTGATTTTCCAGACATGATAGAAAAATTTTTAAATGGTGGTGATACACCAAAACTAAGGGTAATGTTTGTTGACGAAGCACAAGATTTAAGTTTAATACAATGGAAGCTAGTAAGAAGAATAGAAGAATCCTCTACAGATTCTTTTATTGCAGGAGACGACGACCAAGGTATTTACAAATGGAATGGCGCACACGTGAATACTTTTATAAATTTAGAAGGAACAAGAGAGATATTAGAACAATCACATAGGGTGCCACAAAGACCTTTTGAACTTGCAAACAAAATTATTAACAAAGTTAAAAATAGAGTTGATAAAAAATATTATCCAAGAGACACAGAGGGGTCTGTAAAGCGTTGTCAAAGTTTACATGAAGTAGATTTTACAAAAGGCAAATGGTTAGTGTTAGCCACAGCAAATTATATGTTAAGCGACATAGGTGATGTGTTAGATGAAAAAGGATTGTATTGGCAAAGAAGAAAAGCAACGCCAAGAGTTAAAAATATATATGAAATAATATTAAAATGGGATGAGTTAAAAACGGGTGTACCAATGCATTACAACGATTGTAAAAAAATATTTAACAAGATGAATAAAAACTGGGACAAGAAATTATTTAAAGCTATGGTTAAAGATCAGTTCTATGGCATAGATGATTTAAAAAATAAATATGGTTTACAAACAGAGGCAGAATGGCAAGAGGCATTAGATGAACTAGGTAATGAAGATATACGAAAGATAACAAAATTAATAAAAGCAGGTGAAGATTTATCTAGCACACCAAGAATAAGTATCTCCACAATACATGGAGTAAAAGGAAATGAAAGAGAGAATGTAGTAATCAACACTGAACTATCTGGAGCAGCTTATGATGAATATCAGAAAAATCCAGATGATACACACAGATTGTTTTATGTTGCATGCACTAGAACAGAAAACAATTTATTTATAATTGAACCACAAAGGAAAAAAGCATATGACATCTAAAGTATGGGACAAACAACATGGAGGATCCCACTATCAAAAATATAAAATCCAACCAAGCAAGTTTGTGGTTGAGAATGAGTTGCTATACCCGGAAGGGTGTGCTATAAAATATATAATACGTCATCGTGACAAGGGAAAGAAACAGGATTTATTGAAAGCAATACATTTTATAGAAATGATAATAGAGAGGGATTATGAAACCGATATTTAAACCACAAACAGAATGGTTACCACCACAGGAATTTCCTGATCTATCAAATTATAGTGAGATAGCGATTGACCTAGAAACAAAAGACCCAGACCTAAAAACCATTGGATCTGGATCTGTTGTAGGTCGAAGTAAAATAGTTGGAGTAGCTGTAGCTGTGCAAGATTGGAGAGGATACTATCCTATTGCACATGAGGGTGGAGGCAATATGGATAAGAATATAGTTCTAAAATGGTTTCAGGATGTGTTGAACACAGATTCTATTAAAATATTTCACAACGCCATGTACGATGTGTGCTTTATTAGAGCTGCAGGTCTTAAAATTAATGGCACTGTTGTAGATACCATGATTGCTGGCTCTCTCGTAGACGAGAATCGCTTTCGATACGATTTAGGCTCTATGGGTAGGGATTACCTAGGAGTAGGCAAAAACGAGTCTGTATTGAAAGAAACTGCAGATTTATGGGGTATAGATGCAAAGTCTGAGATGTATAAGTTACCTGCTATGTATGTAGGTGAATACGCAGAGCAAGATGCAGAACTAACTTACAAACTGTGGCAAGAGATGAAAAAACAAATGTATCATGAAGATGTAGAAGATATATTTAAATTAGAGACTGAACTTTTTCCTTGCCTCGTCGATATGCGATTTTTAGGAGTAAGAGTAGACGTTGAAGCAGCGAATCAATTAAAATACAAATTATTAGAAGAAGAAAAAGAATGCTTACAAAAAGTAAAAAAAGAAACATCAATAGATATCCAAATATGGGCTGCTCGATCGATAGCGCAAGTTTTTGAAAAACTTCGCCTACCTTTTGACCGAACTGCCAAAACAAATTCTCCATCATTTACTAAAAACTTTTTGCAGAATCATCCACATCCATTGGTTAAACTGATAGCCCGTGCTAGAGAAATAAATAAATCTCATACCACGTTTATTGATACCATACTAAAGCATCAACATAAAGGTAGAATACACGCAGAAATAAATCAGATTAGATCAGATAGTGGTGGTACTGTGACTGGTAGATTTAGTTATAACAATCCAAACTTACAGCAGATACCAGCACGTAACAAGGAACTTGGACCACGGATCAGAAGTTTATTTATACCAGAGGACGGTTGTCAGTGGGGCTGCTTTGACTACTCACAGCAAGAACCACGCCTTGTTACACACTACGCTAGTCTTGACGGACTTTATGGTGTTGACGAAGTATTAGATGCATACAACGGGGGTGAAGCAGACTTTCACCAGATCGTATCTGATATGGCCAATATACCAAGGTCACAAGCAAAAACAATTAATCTTGGTTTATTTTATGGTATGGGTAAAAATAAATTACAAGCAGAGTTAGGTGTATCAAAAGAAGATGCTGAGGATCTATTTAGAACGTACCATGACAAAGTCCCTTTTGTAAAAATGTTGATGGAAAGTGTTATGCGTAGAGCCCAGGACAAGGGTCGTGTTAGAACTTTACTGGGTCGAAGATGTAGATTTAATTTATGGGAGCCTAATCAATTTGGGATACACAAAGCATTGAATCACGAGGATGCACTCGCGGAACACGGACCAGGAATTAAAAGAGCATTTACATACAAAGCATTAAATAAATTAATACAAGGATCTGCAGCTGACATGACTAAAAAAGCTATGGTTGATTTATACAAAGAGGGTATCATACCACATATACAAGTGCATGATGAACTTGATATATCGGTAAATAATAATGCAGATAAAATAAAAGAAATTATGGAATCTGCAGTAGAATTAGAGGTGCCAAACAAAGTGGACTATGAATTTGGACCAAATTGGGGTACAATAAAATGAGGTTAAATTATGGCTTACTTAAATGCAAATATTCCTGTAGAGTACGCACAAATAAGAAGGGAGTATTTATATGATCTTAAAAAACATAAAGGTGAAGTTGAAGACTGTATTATCTTCGGCGTTACAGCGATTACGGGCAAAGCACTCTTATTCCATGCCATCATGGAAAACGGTGCAATCTTTTATCGTTTACCCATATCGGCTTTTATTCAACGTGGTTTTCAACCGGAAGCTGTTCCATCCAAGAGACTTGATGAACTTCAATTGTGGAATAGTTTTTCTTATTACCCTGCTGTTACTACTTGGGATATTTTAGAATCACAATCCGGTAAATACATAGGTAAAGATAAGAAGTGGCATTGGGGTCGTTATTTATTTACTGTTGACTTTGCACATCCAGACCCTAATATACTTGACACTGATCATTCTGAGATCCCGCACGAGCATAAGTGCGCTCACGTACTTGCATTAAATGATGGCAACTACGCAGCACAACCTAACAACAGATTAA